ACATAAACGCCACACACTTTTCGACTGTGCAATCACTCTTATAACTCTTATGTCTTATACAAGAGTACTCTTATGTCTTATATAAGACCTGTAAAGACATGGGGGGAGTGCCAACAACACCGGTAGCGACCGTAGAGCACCTTAACAGATACAAAAAAGAGCTAAAATAGGCATAATACTACATAAATTAAAGAGTAACTATGTAGAAAAAAGACATTTAGAATTAATGGTTTATGATATATAACTAGATAGCGTCCATTTAGAATAAAAAAGGACTTGACAAAAGGCTAAAAGTATGCTAGAATCAACCCACTATACAGCACATTCGGACAACACTATATTCATTCTAGTTAAATATTGATATAAATAACGTCAAATATCTGTATAGATATTAATAGTTACTAATAGTTACTAAACAGTACTAAAAGGATAAACATTTTGTCCCTTGAAGACTCTAAGCCTGTAAAAAGAGGTCGTGGTAGACCTCGAAAGACTGAAGTTGAAGCAAAAAAGAAACGAAATAAGGTTGGTCGTCCTCCAGGAGAAACGGCTAGGATTAAAGAGTTTCATGCAAGGCTATTAGCTACTAGTGGCGAGACAGTTATTAATACAATCATTAAGAAAGCACTTGATGATGACGATAAAGATCAGGTAGCGTGTCTTAAAATGTGTATTGACCGTGTATTACCTATGTCGTATTTTGAAAAGGGTAAGGATGCAGGTAGAGGCAGTGTCAACATTCAGATATCAATGGTAGGCGATAAGCAAGCTGAAGTTTTAGAACAAGAAGAAGTAACTGATGTAGAGTTTGAGACTGTTCAGAGTACCGATTATTCGGTAGAAACTAAAGAAGGCTAACGGATGTCAGACCTGAAGATTAGTTTACTTCCCTGGCAACAGGAGGTCTGGACTGATTCAGCTAGATTTAAGGTCATAGCTGCTGGTCGTAGGACAGGTAAGAGTAGAATGGCTGCGTGGAGACTGATAGTGTCTGCGTTAGAGGCTGATAAGGGTCATGTTTGGTATGTAGCCCCTACTCAGCAACAGGCTAGGGACATTATGTGGCAACAGCTACTGGAGTTAGGTAATCCGGTCATAGCAAATAGCCATGTAAACAATATGCAGTTAACATTGATTAATGGTTCTATCATATCGTTAAAAGGAGCAGATAGACCAGAGACAATGCGAGGTGTAGCTTTAAAGTTTGTTGTACTCGATGAGTATGCAGATATTAAACCTACAGTGTTTGAACAGATTCTTAGACCAGCGTTAGCTGACTTGAAGGGTCACTGTATATTTATAGGTACACCGAAGGGACGTAATCACTTCTACGACATCTATAAGATGGGACAGAGTGGTAAGCCAGAGACTAAAGACTGGAAGTCCTGGCACTTTACTAGCTTTGATAACCCACTGCTAGATAAAGAAGAGATTGAGATAGCAAAGAACACCATGTCTACGTTTGCATACAGGCAGGAGTTCATGGCTAGTTTTGAAGCACCACAGTCAGAGATATTTAAAGAAGACTGGGTGGTTGTCAAAGATAAAGATGATGAGCCAGAGTATGGTACTTACTATATGGCTGTTGACTTGGCAGGTTTTGAGAATGTGTCAAAGCAAGCCAGCAACAAAAAGAAGTACCTAGACCAAACGTCTATAGCTATTGTCAAAGTAGGAGATGACAACAAGTGGTGGGTAGATAAGGTTGATGCAGGAAGGTGGGATATAAAAGAGGTATGCGAGAGAATCCTAAGTCATGTCCAATTATACGGCATTCAAGTAATTGGAATAGAAAAAGGTTCTCTAATGAGAGCATTACTGCCTTACTTAACAGAGATGATGTTAAAGCAAAATGTGTATCCCAGAATAGAAGAGATAAAACTAGGCAATAAGAGTAAGATAGACAGAGTTGTAGGCGCATTGCAAGGTAGATTTGAACACAGGCAAGTAGAACTCTGTGATGGTGACTGGGTAAGAGAGTTTAAAGATGAGTTACTTAACTTTCCTACTACTGGTGTGCATGATGACATGGTTGATTCAGTGAGTCTAATAGCTCACATAGCTAATGCAGCAGTATACTTTGAAGATGATTTTGATGATTACGAACCCTTAGACATTATATCAGGATATTAAATATGGCTGAACAATACCGAGAAACAGAATTCACATCAGAGGAAGAAGAAGTAACTCAGAGTGATAAAGAGATAGTATCGTTTGTAGTTGAACACTGTGACAGGTGGAGAGACTGGAGGGATACTAATTATGAAACCAAGTGGGATGAATATGAAAGGATATACTATGGAGTTTGGAGCGCGGAAGATCGTACAAGGGACAGTGAGCGTAGTAAAATCATTAGTCCTGCTACCCGTCAAGCTGTTGATAACAGGGTTGCGGAAACTATGGAAGGCTTTGCTGGATCCGGGAAACTGTTTGAAATAACTGATGATGGTTTAGATGAAAATAGTGTTGACGTTGAGTTAATGCAATCTCTTCTGTTAGAAGATACACACAACAACGCATATATAAACAACGTCAGTTCTATTGTTAAACTAGCAGAAATCTACGGCACAGGTATTGGTGAAGTTTTAGTTAAGACTGAAATGGAACGAGTACCTACTACACAGCCTATGCCTGATTCTCAAAACATGGCTGCTGTAGGTGTTACCGAGCAAGAAAAAACTGTCGTTAAAATTAAGCCTGTTAATCCAAGAAACTTACTGATTGATCCTAACGCTGACGCTATTGATGACTCGATGGGTGTTGCAGTAGAAGAGTACGTCAGTTTGTATCAGATTGTTAAAGGTATTGAGTCTGGTGTTTACCGTAAAGTAGATATACAGCCACACTACGAAGGTGACGATTTAGATCCTAGTCACTTGGAAGATACTACTTACCAAGACGATAAAGTTAAGATTATTCGTTACTACGGTCTTATACCAAGAGAATACTTAGAAGACTTAGAAAACGGAGACGATGAAGTTGTTGAGTTGTTCCCTGAAAACTCTGCTGCTGATACTGTTTCTGATCTGGTAGAAGCTATTGTTGTTATTGCTAATGACAACCAGTTATTAAAAGCAGAAGCTTCTCCGTATATGATGGAAGACAGACCGATTATTGCATATAGACCTGAGGTTCGTCCAGGACTCTTCTACGGCGTTGGAACAGTTGAGAAGGGGTACAACATGCAAAAAGCTATTGATGCCCAGCTACGCTCTCATATGGACTCTCTGGCGTTAACTACTGCGCCTATGATGGGTATTGATGCGACAAGATTACCGAGAGGTATGAAGTTCGAAGTTAGACCTGGTAAAAACATCCTAACTAATGGAAACCCTGCAGAAATCTTACAACCGTTTAAGTTCGGGAGTACGGATGCTTCTAACTATGAAACAGCAAAAGGTTTTGAAGCAATGCTGCTGCAAGCAACAGGCACACTAGACTCGGCAGAGTTGGTCAAGAGTGCAGCAGGAGGAGGGGGACAAAACAACGGTATGGGTATGTCGTTAGCTATGTCTGCTATTGTCAAGAAGAATCGTGTGGCAATGGCATCGTTTCAGGATGACTTCATCATTCCAATGGTTAAGAAAGGTTGCGTATCGTTATATGCAGTTTGATCCTGATCGTTACCCAATGCAAGACTTTAAGTTTACTACGTTGTCTTCTATTGGTGCTATTACTAAGGAACACGAACAGCAACAGCTTATTGGTTTGATGCAGACGCTTGGACCTAACTCACCTATTGTTCCTATACTACTTAGAAGCATTATAGGTACATCAGGTCTGTTAAACAAAGAACAGTTAATGGTCCAGTTAGATCAAATGTCACAACCTGATCCACAAGCTCAAGAAATGCAGATGCAAGCGCAACAATTACAGATGGGTCTAGTAGAAGCTCAAGCTAATGAGTTAAATGCTAGAGCGCAAGAGTCTGCTGCTGACGCACAGGAAGCACAAGCTAGAACACAAAAATTATTAGTAGAAGCATCGTTACTTGATGACAAAGTTAAAGCTGATTTAGTTAGAAGTTTGTCAGCTAATATTAACGCTAAAGATAAAAATGAATTTGATAAACGTGTTAAAGCTGCTGAAATGATTTTAAAAGAAAGAGAAATAGACTCTAACGAAAAAATAGTAGAACAACAAATGAGACAAAATAATGCTTGACTTTTAAGTCAATTTGTGGTATATTCTTAGCACTGTTAAAACCATTTAGGAGAACTCCACTTTGGATAAAGAACTCCAAGAGTATTATGAAGCAAGATTCGACATGATGTCAACAAAAGGTTACAAGGATTTGTTAGCAGATGTTGAAGTAATGATTGAAGAAAGAAACAATCTGATGGCTACTCAAAGTCTTGAAGATTTAAACTTTCGTAAAGGACAGCTAGACGTTCTACATTGGATTAGAACTCTCAAGAAACTTTCTGAAGAAGCCTGGGAGCAACTTAACAATGAGTAAAAGAATGTTTGAATTTAGGTGTGGCGAAGGTCACATCACAGAAGAATATATTGACTCAGAGGTAAACGCTGTTGAGTGTCCTGTTTGTCAGTGTATGTCACTTCGTGTTATTTCAGCACCGCGTATTGCACTAGAGGGAATCACTGGTGATTTTCCTACTGCTGCAGATGCTTGGGCTAGAAAGCACGAAGAAGCAACAAGAATCGCCAACAAGCGCAGAGAGGGTTAGCGTCTGGTGATATTTTTTAATTCCTAAAATCACAAACGTGACAGGAGACTATATGGCTAATTTTGAAGAACCGGTTCAAGAGGAAGAAATTGAGTTTAGTGAAGTTGAAGAGTTAGGTCAAGAAGAACAAAAGGAACCACAAGGAGCAGAAGAACCTGCTGTAGAGGAAAAACCCGAAGTTGTTATACCTGACAAGTATCAAGGCAAGTCTGTTGAAGACATTGTTAAGATGCACCAAGAAGCTGAAAAGCTAATTGGTAAACAAGCTCAAGAAGTTGGTGAAGTTAGAAGACTAGCTGACGAACTTTTGAAACGACAACTCGAAGAAAAGAAAGCCGTTGAAACCCCAAAAGAAGAAGTAGATTTAGCTTCTCGATTATACGAAGACCCTGCAAGTGTAATTAATGAAACTGTAGAAAAACATCCTGCTATTGCTGAAGCTAGACATCAAGCTCTATCTTTAAAGCAAAATCAGGTACTTGAAAAGTTAAAAGTTAACTTTCCAGATTACGAGCAAACTTTAACAAATAGTTCTTTTGTTGAATGGGTTAAAGGATCTCCAATTAGAATTAGATTATTGACTGAAGCAAATAGTAATTACGATTACGATTCTGCTGCTGAAATATTTACTACTTGGAACGCTATTAAACCTAAAGATCAAACGGCTGATTTAAATGTTGTAGAAGAATCTAAGAAAGAAAGAAGTAAAACTTTAAAGGCTGCTACAGTAGATACTGGTTCACCTGCACCGTCATCAAGAAAAACTTATCGAAGGGCTGATCTAATTAACTTACGTTTACGTGATCCAGCACGTTACGAAGCTATGTCAGATGAAATTATGGCTGCATATGCGGAGGGACGTGTCAAATAATTGAAAGGAAATAAAAAATGGCACTAGGTTCTAATCATGTCACCAAGACCACTGCGGATAAGTTTATCCCAGAGATTTGGAGTGACGAAATTATCGCAGCATATAAGGCTAATCTTGTTGCTGCAAACATGTTCAGCAAGATGTCTTTCAAAGGTAAGAAGGGCGATACGCTTCACATTCCGAAGCCTACTCGTGGTTCTGCTTCTGTTAAAGCAGCTTCAACTCAGGTTACACTGATTGCAGCAACTGAGACAGAACAGCAAGTTCTTATCGACAAGCACTACGAGTACTCACGTTTGATTGAGGACATCGTAGAGACACAGGCACTTGCTTCTTTGCGTAAGTTCTACACTGATGACGCTGGTTACGCTCTAGCTAAACAAGTTGATACTGACTTGATTCAGCTTGGTCGAACAGTTGGTTCAGGTACTGCTTACTCTACAGCAGCTTCATCAACTAACGCTTTCATTGGTTCTAACGGTACAACTGTCTATAACAGTTCATCATCTAACGCTGCTGCGTTGACTGATGCTGCTATCAGACGTTCTATCCAGCGACTCGATGATGCTGACGTACCAATGACAGATCGTTGTATGATTGTCCCACCATCAACAAGAAATACTCTTATGGGTATTGCTCGATTTACTGAGCAAGCATTTGTTGGTGAGCAAGGTTCAGCAAACACAATCCGTAACGGTATGATTGGTGATATATATGGCGTTATGTCTTATGTATCAACTAATGCTGATAGCGGTGCTGGAAGCTCTGGTGCTGACCGTATCTGCCTACTTGCACACAAGGACGCTTTTGTTCTTGCCGAGCAGATGGGTGTACGTTCTCAGACCCAGTACAAGCAAGAGTACCTCGGTACGCTGTTCACATCAGATATGCTTTACGGTGTAGCTGAGTTGCGTGACAGTTCTGCTGTTGCTCTAGCTGTTCCTGCTTAATTAAGTAGGTATCTCCCCAGGCTCATAAGGTCTGGGGAGTTTTATTATTGTCGTTCATCCATTAGGACGGAAGTAGGGAAACCGAAGGAACGCATCTTTCTTTATAGGAGGGTGTTATGACTTGGCAAGACTTCTGCCGTAAGCGTGAATTAAATAACCACAAAAAACAACAACTACTTAAACTACGACAAAGGAAACACTATGTGGACTAAACCTGAATACACTGAGATGAGATTTGGTTTTGAAGTCACGATGTACATTGCAACTAAGTAAGGACGTATAATGGCTATATTTAGAGGAGCAGGAGGACCAGGAGATGCCACAACAGATGCTGCTAATCAAGCTAGTGTAGCGTCTACAAAGGCTGCTGAAGCTGCTGCATCTGCTACTGCTGCTGCGTCCTCTGCCACTTCTGCATCAACGTCTGCTACAGCTTCTGCATCTTCAGCAACAGCATCTGCTAGTTCTGCTACAAGTGCTGCTAGTTCAGCCACATCTGCTGCTAGTTCTGCTACTGCTGCTGCAGCTTCTTATGATGACTTTGATGACAGGTACTTAGGTGCTAAGTCATCTGACCCGTCTACTGATAATGACGGTGACGCACTTTTAGCTGGTGCGTTATATTTTAATACGACAACTAATATTATGCAGACCTACACAGGGTCTGCGTGGCAGTCTATTGCTACAGGCGGTACTGGTTTACTAGCGTCTAATAACTTATCTGACGTAGCTAGTGCAAGCACATCAAGAACTAATCTTGGTGTTGCTATTGGCTCTGACGTACAAGCATTCTCATCTGTTCTTGCAGGTACTACTGCATCTTATACTACTGCTGAAGAAACTAAACTAGCTGGTATAGAAGCCAGTGCTACAGCAGATCAAACTGCTGCTGAGATAAAGACTGCATACGAAAGTAACTCAGACACTAACGCATTCACTGATGCTGACCATACTAAGTTAGACGGTATTGAAGCATCTGCTACTGCAGACCAAAGTGCTGCAGAGATTAAAACAGCATACGAAAGTAACGCAGACACTAATGCATTTACAGACGCAGATCACACTAAGTTAGATGGTATTGAAGCCAGTGCTGATGTAACAGATACAGCTAATGTTACTGCTGCTGGTGCATTAATGGACAGCGAGGTTACTAACCTAGCACAAGTCAAAGCATTTGATTCAGCAGACTACGCTACTGCTGCACAAGGAGCATTAGCAGACAGTGCTTCTCAACCTGCTACAACAGTATCTAAGACATCTGCTACAGGCTCTGCTGTTATGCCATCAGGTACTACAGCACAGAGAAACGGATCACCCAGCGCAGGTAACTTACGATTTAACACAACTGATACTTCCTTTGAGGGCTACGATGGTTCTGCATGGGGTGCTATTGGTGGAGGTGGTGGAGCTACAGGTGGAGGTTCTGACCAAGTATTCTATGAGAACGGACAAACAGTCACTACTAACTACACACTAACTTCAAACACTAACGCAATGAGTACAGGTCCAATTACAATTAATTCTGGTGTGGCGGTTACTGTACCCACTGGAGGAAGGTTGGTGATTATTTAAATGGCACTAGAACTACATGGAACAACAGGCGTAAGTTTAGTACAAGATGATGCTGGGATGCCACCAGGAACTCCGTTACAAGTTGTATCTGTACATAAATCAGATACGTTTAGTACATCGTCTTCTACTTTTTCGGATATTACGGGTTTAAGTCTTTCAATTACGCCCTCATCTACATCAAGTAAAATACTTGTTACTGGTCAAATACTGTTAGGATCGCATACAGGTTTTACTTATATAAGATTAGTTAGAGATAGTACTGCTATTAATATAGGAGACTCAGCAAGTAACAGACCGCGAATAACTGCACAATTTCCCTACGATTCTGCTGAAGGGCAATACAGTGTTGTAGCCACACCTGTTATGTATTTAGACTCACCATCTACAACAAGTGCTACTACTTATAAAATTCAATTAGCAGGTAATTCCGTTCAAACTAATTATGTAAACAGAACACACGCAGATAGAGACACTACTGGTTATGAATCTAGAGCAGCTAGTTCACTTATTGCTATGGAGATTGCAGGATGAATCATAAAGCTATTTACGCACTTTATTCTAATGTTGTATCTGTCGATGATACTGCTGGAGCAAAAGATGCTAACGGTAACTCGGTTACTATCGACATGGATGCAGTTAACGCATGGGTTGATCCAGAGCAATATAAGATAGATAGAGTTTATCCATCAATCCAAGAACAACTCGATATGCAGTATTGGGATAGTGTGAATGGTACGACTACTTGGAAGGATGCTATCGATACTGTTAAAACGGAGAATCCTAAACCATGAGTAATGTTGTAATTCAAGGAAACGCTAGTGGGACAGGTGACTTTACTATTGCTGCCCCTAATAGCAACACTGATAGAACTCTGACGTTACCTGATGTTGCTGGCACTGTGTTGACTAGCGGTAGCAATGCAGACTTTCCAGCAGGTAGTGTGTTGCAGGTTGTTACTACAATAGCAACTGAACCGCAAACATATACAGGAACATCTTATGCTGCGTTAAATGATTTATCTTTAAACATAACGCCTACAGCTACTTCAAGCAAAATACTATTAATTGCTAATATGAACGCTGGCACATCAACTCGATACGTTAACTTTAGACTTTATAGAGATTCTACCGCAATTGGAATAAGCACTTATACTGGCGGATCAAGCAGCGAGTTACTTAGTTTTGGTTTAGGTTTTAATAATGACGAATCAAATCAACAATTTGTTGTTCAAAGCGGTGGAGGTTCTGTTTTAGATTCTCCTTCAACTACAAGTCAAATTACTTATAGCGTTCAAGCTAGAATACATTACGGCACAGGAACTGCTTTATATATAAACAGACCATCGTATGTAGACGGTAATGCTTATGGTTACTATACAGCATCTAATTTTATTGCTATGGAGATTGCACAATGACAGATAGAGCAAATGCAATTATGTCTTTGCGTCCTAATGCTGAATTTAGTCTTGTTGGATCTCACAATTTAACATGGTTAGACAAAAAACAAACACGACCAACTGACGCAGAGATAGACGCTGAAGTAATTAGACTACAAGCTGAGTATGATGCGCAACAGTATGCTCGTAGTCGTGTCACTGAGTATCCAGCAATAGGCGATCAACTAGACGCACTGTATCACGCTGGTGTGTTTCCTGATGACATGGCTGCACAGATTAAAGCAGTTAAAGACAAGTATCCAAAAGGTTAATTATGAGTACAATCGCAGTCAATGCAATTACAGATGCTAATTCTGGTAATACAACAACCATCAATGGAGTTACGCCTAATACATCTAATGTAATCGGTAAGAATAAGATTATGAACGGTGCAATGACTATTGACCAGAGGAATGCTGGTGCTGCTGTTACTACTACCTCAGGATACACATTAGACCGATGGAGAGTGTATGAGCAATCTGCTGGGGCAATGTCCTTTCAACAAGTTGCTGACGCTCCTGATGATTTTAAATATTCTTTAAAAGCAACTACTACAACAGCAGACGCTTCTGTAGATGCGTCAGACTACAATGTAGTTTTACAGCGTATTGAAGGTACTTCTGTTTCTGATTTAAATTATGGCACATCGGCTGCTAAAACAACTACGTTATCTTTTCATGTTAAGTCATCATTGACAGGAACATTTGGTGGTTCTTTTCGTAATAACGGTGGTGATCGTTCGTATCCTTTTACATACACAATTAGCAGTGCTAACACTTGGGAAAAGAAAACAATCACTATTGCTGGAGATACTACTGGAACATGGCTAAACACTACAGGAATGGGATTACAAGTTAATTTTGGTTTAGGCGTAGGTACTACTTACACAGGAACTTCTGGAGCATGGGTAGGCGCAGGTAATTTTTCTGCTGATAGTTCTGTTAATGTTATTAGTACTTTAAACGCAACATGGCAAGTTACAGGAGTTCAGCTAGAGGTTGGCGACACAGCTACTGAGTTTGAGCATAGACCATACGGGATAGAGTTGGGATTGTGTCAAAGGTACTATCAACAACCAATAGATAGCGGATTAGATTTCTTTGCAGGATATTTTGTAAACGGTAACTATGGCCCCGGTGTTTTTGATACATGGGTTGTTGAGATGAGGACAACACCCACGGTAGTTTTAACTCTTGGTAGTTTAAACGCTGTCGGTAGTGTAGCTGTCAATTATTTTGACAAAAAAAGATTTCACTTGAATCCAACTGCTAACGCTACTAGTAATGGTTTTTATTATGTAGCTAAATTAACAGCAGATGCGGAGTTATAAATGTACAAGATAAGAGAGAAAAATTTAATTACTGATGAAACTATGGCAGGAATTATTCGTACATCAGACGGTGCAATCATTCCTGATGATGAAGCTAATACAGATTGGCAGGAATATCAAAAGTGGTTAGCAGAAGGCAACACGCCTGATCCAACAGACTAATGAAAAACTTTGACTTAGCTACGTTACTTGCTGGAATCATACCAGTAATGCTTGCTGCAATGTGGTGGGTTATTAGTAACGTCAATGAGTTAAGAGGTGAGATACAATTGTTGCAAGCTAACATGATGATGTTAGTAGATCCACAAGGACAGATTATTCCTAGTCCTGGTAATGCTTTTGCAAGACATGAGTTAAAAGAAGAGATATTTCAAAGATTCGCAGACTTACACGTTAGAGTAAAGTTACTGGAGGCTAAGAGTGAAGAAGGACAGTAGACTAGAAAGAGCAGGTGTATCAGGGTTTAACAAACCTAAACGTACACCTAACCATCCTAAGAAGTCTCATGTTGTTGTGGCTAAAGAGGGTGACAAGGTTAAGACTATAAGGTTTGGTCAGCAGGGTGTATCAGGCGCAGGTAAATCACCTTCATCATCAAAAGAAAAAGCCAGGCGTAAATCATTTAAAGCAAGACACGCTAGTAATATATCTAAAGGTAAGATGTCAGCAGCATACTGGGCTAATAAGGTGAAATGGTAATGGAAGATTTAAACCAACAGATAGGTAGGCTAGAAGCACAGGTAGAATCTTTACAGCGTCAGATGGAACAGTTGCGTATAGACGTTCAAGGAATGACTGAGCTAGTAACTAAATGGAAAGGTGCTGGTGTACTGCTGTTAATACTAGGTGCTTCCTTTGGGTGGCTAGTAGACCTTATCCTTAATAGATGACTAAAAAGTACTTGACTTTATTGTCAATATGTGGTATATTTCTTTTACAAGGATGCACCGCTTTAGGTATTGCTAAAGCTATAATGCCAGGTAAATCTGGTACTAATGTCAATGCTAATGCTCAGGTAGGTAAAGAGAATACACAGCAGGTAGTAGGTCAACAAGACAACACCAAGATCGAAGGTGAGAATGTTAATGTTAGTCAGAAGGAAAATGACAGCAGCATTAACACATCTAAAGTAGATAGCCTAGTGCAGAATAATACTAATGTACCAATGTGGTACTTATTGTTGTTGGTATTAGGGTGGTTACTTCCTAGCCCACAAGAGATCTGGGCAGGGTTTGTCAACTCAATAGAAAGAATAATTCATGGCAAGAAGCGTAACAGCCGTAAAAACAAGAACAAACGATAGCGCAAAGGTTGATATGTATACTGTTCCAGCAAAGAACACTGCTGAGATACATATGATTTATATCTTAGCTACTGCTGGTAATGAGGACGCAGACTTGTACTGGTATGACAGTCACACAACAACAGAGTATCCACTAGCTCATGCTAAAACATTACAAGCAACTAATGGTGAGTATTTGTTGTTAAAAGACTTACAGATAGATTTAAAAGAGAACGATGTAATTCGTGTTAAAAATAGCGGCACATCGAGCACGATTACTTACATAGTAACTATGGAATTAAAACCATCATTAGCAACACAATTTCACTCATAGGAGATAGATATGCCAGGATACGGATACGGTAAAAAAATGAAGCCAATGAAGAAAAAGAAACCAGTAAAGAAAAAGAAGTAATGCCTAAGGCAAAGTCTAAGGTAAATCAGGCTGGTAATTATACTAAGCCTACAATGAGGAAGAGGTTATTCGAGCAGATTAAAGCTGGCAGTAAAGGAGGTAATCCTGGTCAGTGGTCTGCTCGTAAAGCCCAGATGTTAGCAAAGCAATACAAAGCTAAGGGAGGAGGTTATAAGTAATGCCTCTGAAGAAGTCACAGAAAAGCCTAAAGAAGTGGACTAAGCAAGAATGGAAAACTTCTGATGGTTCTCCTAGTAAAGGTAAGAAAAGATATTTACCTAAAGCAGCTTGGGATAGTTTATCTCCTTCTGAAAAAGCAGCAACTAACAGAGCTAAAGCTAAAGGTAATAAAAAAGGTAAACAGTTTGTTAAGCAGCCTAAAGCTATAGCAAAGAAAACCAAAAGGTTTAGATAATGAACTACTTAGATTTAGTTAATGACGTACTAATAAGACTGAGAGAAGACGAGGTAACTGCTACAACAGATACTCCGTACTCTAAGTTAATTAGTAAGTTTGTTAACGATGCTAAAAGAACAGTAGAAGATTCGTATCAGTGGAATGCTTTGTCTGAAACGTTGACGGTTACTACTGCTGATGATTTGTTTAACTATGTTATGACAGGGTCAGGACAACGCTTTAAAGTCATTGATGTTATTAATAGTGAGGACAATTTTTTCTTAGAGTATATGCCTTTTAGTCAGATGAATAACTTGTTTCTTAATCAGACACCACAAAAAGGTTCTCCGTACTACTATAACTTTAACGGTGTAGATACTAACGGAGACACGCAAGTAGATATCTTTCCTATTCCTGATGGGGTTTACAATGTATTTTTTAACATATTTAAACCACAGGCATCACTAAGCGCAGGAGCAGATGTACTTAAAGTTCCTTCAGAGCCTGTACTTAAATATGCTTATGCAATGGCTGTAGCAGAACGAGGTGAGGACGGTGGACTAGCTGCACAAGAAGCCACTGCACTAGCTGATTTGTCATTAGCGGATCACATAGCTATTGAGAATGGTAGATACAGTGACGAATATGTTTGGCATCAAGTCTAATGGCTGGTCGATTACAATCATCAACAATATCAGCACCAGGCTTTCTTGGTATTAACACACAAGAGAGCAGTGTTGATCTTGCATCAGGCTATGCACTAGAAGCATACAACTGTGTTATAGATAAGTTTGGTCGTATAGGTGCTAGACGAGGTTGGCAGAAAGTAAACAGTTCTACTAACTCTGATCTAGGCACTAATGATATCGAGTTTATTTATAACATACCTGAGACAGATGTAACGCTATGTGCTGGTAATAATAAAATACTTACCAGAGCTAGTGGAGCAAGTACATTAGTAACAGCAGTTAATACTACAGTATCTAATGCAGCAGGGACAGGTACAACAGCATACAGTATCACAGGTAACGACTGGATGGGTGCTAGTATTGTGTTCGGTGAAGGACCGGATGTAAGTCCTCATGCTTACTTAGCACAAGCAGGACACTTACCGTTAGTCTATCACAAACTAGGAGCTAGTCATGCACACACAGGTGCTTATGGTTTTAACTTACTTAGCGATGCTGGCTCAGTACCTACCACCTACGCTTCTGTTAGTGATTTTAAGCCTAATGTAGTTATAGGTGCATACGGTAGGACTTGGTGGGCAGACATTGCTAACGATAAACAAACACTATACTTCAGTGCATTACTAGATGGTACTAATCTTGCAACAGGTGACTCAGGTTACTTGTCATTGATTGATGTGTTTCCTAACGGAGACGAGATAGTAGGACTAGCAGCACACAACGGTTTCTTAATTATATTTGGTAAAAGAAACATTGCTGTTTACGCTAATCCTATTGATGTTACTCAATTAGAGTTAGTAGACTTAGTAGCTAACGTAGGATGTATTGCTAGAGACAGTATTGTCAATACAGGTACGGATGTTATGTTCTTGTCTGACACAGGTGTAAGAAGTATTGCTCGTGTTATTCAGGAAAAGTCAGCACCGATTAATGACATATCATTTAATGTTAGAGATGACTTAGTTGCGTATGTAGAATCAGAATCTAATAAAGAAAAGATTAAAGCAACTTACTACCCTAAAGATGCTTTTTATATTTTAACACTACCAACATCTAAGTATGTATTTTGTTTTGATCTGCGAGGTAGACTACAGAATGGTGCAGCAAGGGTTACTATCTGGGATAGCATTGAACCCACCGCCTTACATGTCACTTATACAGGCGATCTTCTTCTAGGTAAAGAAGGTTACTTAGGTAAATACTTTGGGTTCTTAGATGACACAGTAAAGTACAGACTGCGTTACTACACTAACTACTTTGACTTAGGTAGTCCAACAACTATGAAGTTCTTAAAGAAAGGTAACTTTGTAGTGGTAGGTGGTGTCGGTCAAGACGTAGCATTAAAGTATGGATTTGATTACATTAACTCATATCGATCAATAACTAAGCAACTACGAACTGGTTCTGTTTATGAGTACAACATTGGTGAGTACGCTATTGCAGAGTTTTCTAGTGGTTTAGTTCTTGAAGAAGTGAACAGTAACTTAGGTGGTTCAGGTTCTATTATGCAATTAGGGTTTGAAGCAGATATAAATCAAAGTCCATTGTCAATACAAAAGATAGATATTTATGTTAAAGCAGGTAAAACAGTTTAGGGATTATTATGTCTGATTATACAAAAGCAACTAACTTTACATTAAAAGACGGATTAAGCAGTGGTGACGCAGGTAAGATTATTAAAGGATCAGAGATAGATGCAGAGTATACAGCTATTGCGTCTGCTGTAACATCTAAGGCTGATCTAAATGGTCCTACGTTTACTGGTACACCTTCAGCACCTACAGCAGCTTTTGGAACATCTAGCACACAAATAGCCACAACAGCATTTGTTCAAGCTGGTTTAGCTGGTGCGTATCCAGTTGGTTCTATTTACATGAACGCTGCGGTATCAACTAATCCTGCTACCTTGTTAGGTTTTGGTACTTGGGCAGCATTTGGAGCAGGTAAAGTACCAGTAGGTTTAAACGCTGCTGACTCAGACTTTAACACTGTAGAAGAAACAGGTGGTACTAAAGATGCAATTATACCTACGCATACTCACGCAGCTAGTTCAAACTCAACGTCTACAGACTCTGGACATACACACAGTGTTGCTAGAGGATTAGGTGCTTCTGGTACTGGTGGAGATGCTTTGTTGTCAGGAAGCGGTGTTCAGTCTGGATCAGCAACTGCAAACATAACTACTGAAACCACAACAACAATAGCCAGCGCAGGTGAATCAGCAACAGGTAAGAACTTACAACCGTACATCGTAGTTTATATGTGGAAACGTACAGCTTAATTTAAAGAGGATAAAGAAATGGGGTTATTTAAAAGTCTAGTTGGAGCAGCAGCACCCGCTATAGGAACAGCGTTAGGCGGTCCTATTGGTGGAGCTATAGGTTCTGCTGTTGGCGGGGCTATTGCTGGTAATCAAATATCTGGTGCTGTTAACAGAGCTGGTGGACAATATGCTGGGCAATTAAATCGTTACGGACAGATGGGTATGTTCAAACCTGTCGGTGTAAAAACTCTTTTTGGAGAATCTAAGTTTGAAGTAGACCCCAACACTGGACAACTTAAATCTGCTTCGTATGACGCTTCGCCTGAAGTACTAGCTAGACAACAACAACTAGGTTCTTTAATGGAAACTAGTCTTGGACAAGCTGAACGTGCTGCTGCCTAGCAGCCACAGTTTGAACGAGCAGGAGGTGGTCTATTAAACTTAGGTGAAAGCTATCTTGCTCAAACCCCTGAACAGCTTAGACAGCGTTATATGCAGCAACAGATGGATGTATTGCGTCCTTATGATGTTGAAGAAGAACAGCGTTTAGCTTCTAGTGTGTTTGGTCGTGGTCGAGGAGGGCTGAGTGTTGGTGCTGGTGGACAACCAGAACTACAGGCACTGGCTGAGTCCCGTAGACGTAGAGATTTACAGTTAGCTGCACAAGCTGAACAGGCTTCACAACAGCAGTTAGGTTTTGGTGCAGGTTTATTAGGTCAAGGTGCTGGTGTTCTTACGTCAGGCTACCAGACTCAAGCGGGTGCGTTAGCTCCGTTCCAAGCTCAGTTCCAGACACAACGTGATTTAGAAACTGCTGCACAGCAACCACTACAACTTGGATCTACATTAGGTCAAGCTGCAATGGGTGGCGGTCAGTTTGCTGCTGGTTTAGGCGCACAAGGAGCGTTAGGACAGCTACAAGCAAGTCAAGCAGGTGAAGCAGCACGTTATAACATTATGCGCGGATTGATGAAAAGTCCTACTGTACAAGAAGGAGCTAAACAGGGAGCAGGAATGTTAGGTGACTTCTTTGGTAATATTTTTAGACCTGGTGGTGGTATTGGTGGTGGTATTGATTATGGTAGAGGAATTTCTGCTCCAGGTGTATTAAATCCAAACTAATAAGGAATAGATATGGCAACGGTCGCATCGTTATTTGGTCCTTCAGCAGAAGAAATTGTTTTTGCTAGAAAGAAAGAAGAAGAGGACGCAGCAAGACAAAAATACTTAGCTAGAATGCAAGGCGCTGGTCAAGGTCTTGGTCCTTTTGCTTGGGCAGCTAGGGCTGGAGTGGACGTAGGAGAAACTTTAAGAACTGCTGGTGGTATGTTCGGAGAGCAGATAGAAGATCCTCTTATTAAAAAGTACAACCGTATCAATCAGATTCTTGTCGAAGAAGGCGGTGATTTAAATGACCCTGTAGCACTTAAAAGGGTAGCTGATAAGTTACAAGCTGAAGGTTACACTAACGAAGCTGTTCGTCTCTATGATCGTTCAAGTGTATTAAGCACACAAGCTCGTGAACTTGCTTTACAAGAAAGTCAGTATGGTCCTGCAACTTCAAATAATTATGTTGATATTGAAGGTAACTTTGTTAAAGAGGATAAAGCAGGTAACTTCTACGATATGCAAGGTAACCCGCTTAATCCAGTAGAAGTAATAGGCAGGGACGTATTTTTTGATACAGATTTAGCTTTTAACCCACAAAGGAAAACTGCTATACAAAGAGGACGAGACTACCGAGCAGGTTTAGATGTATCGCCTAGAGATAACTATGTTGAAACAGATATTAGTCGAGGAGATAGTTCAGAAACTTCTCAAGTTAGTATAGACACTGATGCTGCGAAAGCAGAAACTGATAGGAAAATAGCAAAAGCCGAAGCAGAAAGAGAAGAAAGGTTACGGGAAGGAGAAACTGATCTTATTAAAGATCCTCAAACTGTGGGTGCGGTTATCTCACAATCAGGAGCAGATCAAGGTCCAGGAGCTTTGTTTACTATACAACCAAGAGATAATTTAGTCGAGTTATCTCCTGATTCTGAATCTGCTAGAGAAGAGTTTGTTACTAGGGATGATAGCGATTTTAATTATATTGATCCTAATAAATTTGAGTTTAGACCAGGAGCAAAAGATTTAGATCCTTCTTTTACCCGTAGAAATCAACAGCAAGGTACTTTTGAATTTAGACCAGACTTAGCTGATACTGGTGGTTTGTTTAAAGACGATATGAGAAACATAGCAAACTTAGATCAGTCTTTTGTTCCTTCAGTTATACCGTCAACAGAAAGAGACTACAGAACTCTCACACCTTCTGGTGGACCGGAATATAGTCCTGAGCTAATGGATGCAGTAAGGTTGCCAGGTACTTCGGAATTTGGTCCGAACCCAGAAAATTTAGCGTTTGGTCAGAAAAGCACTAGGTCTGGTAATCGTGATCCTATGTTAATAGATATCTTTAGAGGTGATTCTGAACCTACTGAAGAAGATTACATTGATTATTTAGAGGCTTTAGCAAAACTGGACCCTGAAGCCTATGGTTCTCTTTACAACGATGTTAAAAGAGGAGTTGTAAAAATGACTAAAGAATTAGGAAAATCTATTAGAAGATTACTTCCTAATAGTCCAACGGAGTTTTATTAATGGCAGTCGTAGATATATCAAACCTATCTAAAAGCGATCAAGAAGCTGTTAGAGAAGCGTCTAGAACTGGTGATTATTCAAAAGTTTCTGAAGAAGGTTTAAGAATTATTACTGACACAGCTTACGATACAAGTGATGTTGTGTTTAGACAGGCAGAAAGAGGATTAAGTTCTAGTATTAGGGGTGTGGCTAGAATGTTTGGTTTAGATCCTCAATCAGATCAAGATGCTGAAAGACAATCAAGAGCAATGTTTGAAACTAATCCAGGAGCTTCTTGGGCATCTTATATTGGTGGTAGTATTTTAGATCCTATTAACGCTATAGGTGTAGGTAAAGTTAAAACAGCTTTAAGCGCAGGTGCTAGATACAGTGCGCTAGGAGGTGCGTTAGGTTTTATTGAGCCTACCTACGATGAGTATGAAGATAGCCGATTACGAAATGCTGCTGTAGGCGCAGGTACTTTAGGTTTATTTGGCGCAGGTGTTACAGGTTTAGTCAATAAAATTGCAGGTAAATCTTCTCAAGAAGTAGAAAAAACTCTTACAGACGAAGCTCAAAAAAGTTTAACTGCTGCTGCAACTACTCCTAGTGCAGTTGGACCTCCTAAACCTTTAGTTGGACCTATGAGTCCTTCAGGTGTTGGCGTAACTCCAGAAGCTACTTTTGGTCAAGAAACGTCTTCTCTTCTTTCTATAGACGTAACAGCATATAAACCACAAGAAAGAATAAATCTTATTTTACCTGATGGTACGCAAGCTAGGTTAACTCAAGAACAGGCTTTTAAAGAAGGTTATATAACATTAAAAGGACTAGACGGAGAAGCTCCTTTTATTCCTCCAACTCTTCCAAGTTATTTAAAAAACGCAAAACCAAGATACAAAAATTTAGTCCCTACGTTCGAGTCTGATTTAGATAAAGCTCTTTATATTATTGGAAAAGAAACAGGTAACCGATCTAAAGCTGATGACAAGTATTTAGAGTTTGTCATGCAGAATACAGGGTTAAATGAAGCAGGGGCAAGAGCAGAAGGTAGACGAATAATTAAAGAAGTAGGTGAGAAATTAAAAACAGCAGACGTAGACTCTGATTCTGTTTTTACAATACCTACTACTTGGAAACCTAATGCAACTAGACTTCCTAGACCTACTGTATCGTCAGTAGAACAAGTAACTATAAACGCCAAAAACATAGACGAATCTCCAAAATTATCATCTAAGTTATTTGATGAACCTGTTGTTCATAATGGTTCAAAATTAATATTTGGTTCTGATATTGATAAAGCTGCTGTTGCAGTTAAAAAGAACAGTGTAAATAAACAAGAGTATTTAGATTATGTTAAGAATACGTTTGGCATTAACGAACAGCAAGCTGAAAAAATTATTGACGAAATATCTTTTGAGGTTTTAAGTAAAATAAATAAAAGCGCAGTAACAGAAGGAAAATTAGCACCTGAAACGTCAGTACCTATGTCTGCAACTTTAGACAACATTGTTAACCCAGTGTTTAAACACATGGACGATGAGTCAAGGTACGTTTATAATTATAGTAAGTCTTTAGGTGAATTAGATGGTAAACCTAAAGTACGAATTGATGAAGGGTTTAAACAGTTTGTTGCTAAGATGAGTCAGATATTTCCAGGAATAAAAGAAGTAGACGCTATATCTACTGCTCAAGGTTATCAAAGATTGATGGATAATTTAAAACTAGAAAAAGGTACTAAGTTTACGTCAACTAATATTAGAGATTTTGCTGCCAATAGGAACGGTAATTTAGATGCTTTCATTGCGTCAGCTAAACGAGGTGATATGGATGGGTGTTGGTCATGAGTAAGCGTTGTTATCTTGATAAATTTTCTAGGTTTCTTCCAGAAGACATTAGTCCTAATTTAACAGCGGATCAAATTAAAGCGTTGTCTGCTTTAGATTCAAAAGACGCTGCTAAATTATTAGGTCGTATGTCAGAAATACCTGATAAACGTGTAGCTGATCTTATGTCCAAGATGCTTAGTCCAGAGCAAGTAGGTAAAGTTTCTAGAATAGGTCAACCTATAACAGAAAACGAAAAAGCTGCACAAGCAGAAGCTAAAAGAATAGCAGAAGAGTTATCTCCAGATCAATTAGAAAACGGACGGAGAGCAGCACAGATTATAGCTGCTAAATATTCTAAAGGAGATTTGTTATCTGAAGGGCAGAGAGAACTTGTTGCTACACACTTTGCAGGACGGATGGACGAAACCATAGGTATTATTGACCAGTTAGATAACGCTTTAGATAACGGTAATGATGCAACTGTAGCTTATCTTTGGAATAAACTTACACCTACGATAACTTTAGGAAGTGCTTTGATGGGAGACAAAAATGCTTTGTCTAGGGCATTACGAGATCAAAAAAGAATTAATAAAATTATCGCAGAAGGCGGAGATATTATGCGTCTGTTTGAAAATGGAGCTTGTTAATGAAAGTAAACCCTAGATGTAGAATGTTACTAAAAGAAGTAGCTGACGGGCTTCGCGGTACTTTTGGTAATCCTGACGTAGACAAAGCTCAAGTCGTAGCTGACATGACTAAATCTTTAGTAGACCTAGCTGACAGACCTGATTTAAGACAGAGTGCTGCTACATTAGTTAGAAATAACTTTTTGTCTGCTCCGTCTACTACCTTTAAAAACTTTATGGGTAACTTAGCTAGAGTTATCGAAGCACCTATTACTCGTTTTGCTTCTGGTCTTGCAACACTTGATGCTAAACGAATGAAAGAAGCTGGGGATATTCTTGTTGGTTATACCAAAGCATTTGCTGAAGTATTTCCTAGATTTATTGGTGGATATCAAAATAGAACTATTGTCTTTGACGGTAGGACTTCTAAGGAAGTAGATTTTTATTTAAGATTTCCAGGGCAAGACCCATCGAAAGAGTTGTCTACTTTTGATAAAGGTTTAAACACTGTCGTTACGTTTCCTCAAAGTTTACAGAGAGGGATTGACGAAGGGTTTGCTACGTTCTTTGAAAGAGCGCAGTATCAGGTTATGATGAACAGGTTAAAGAACGCTCCTGATGAAGAAGTATTAACACGTTTAGGAATGACTAGAGACGAGCTAGTGGATACTTTAGAAACTGCTGTAACTAGTAAGGCACGGGGTGGTAAAAGAGATCTACAAGAAGAACGATTGTTTGATGCTGTAGCAAAGATTGACCCAGAGGCTGCAAAGTTAATCGAGGAGTTTTCTCTTTACGGTACGTTCAGAAGTAAACTAGGAGACAGTTTAATTGATAAAGCTGCTTCTAATTACTTTAAATTTTCTTCGGAGAAACTGCCTGAATTAGCTTTTATTACTCCGTTCATTATTACACCTTTAAACGTAGCTAAGTTTGGTGCTGGTTTTGTTCCAGGTTTAGGTGTTCTTAGGATGAGACAAGCTGCTAAAGACATTAAAAGATTAGTTGTTAAAAAGCAATCGCTAATATCTAAACTAAACACAGCTAAAAATGATATCACCATAGCTAGATTAGAAAAACAAATAGCTGAAACAACTGGAGAGATTAAATCAAAACAGCAATTAAAAAATGATTTCATGGGTCAACAGTTGTTAGGTTTAGGTTTTACTGGCTGGACATATTCAATGATACAAGACGGTCAACTAACAGGTGACTACCCTGCTAACCCAGCACTAAGAGCTAGGATGCAAGAGCAAGGAATACCTCCTAACTCTGTAAAGATCGGAGATCGTTGGGTAAGCTACTCAGGTATAGAACCGTTACATACTGTGTTTGCTATATTTGCTAACGGAAAAGAAAAAGCAGAACAGCAAAGATTAGAAGGTAATGAAGCAGCAAGCATGCAGACTATAGCGTCTGTTGCCGAAGTAGTTAAAAGTTCGTTCTTAGATAAAACTTTTACTGTTCAACTAGGTGAGTTTATGAACGCAGTTACTTCAGAAGAAGGTTTAAATAAATTAAATGGTATGGTTATAGGTGCGTCTAATGGTTTAACGCCTAACTTATTTAACATGATTGCAAGACTTGAGGACCCTGTTCGTAAACAAACTAAAGACGAGTATTTACCTACTTGGATTTTAAACAACATGAAAGCTAGACTACCAGGTTTGCGTAGCGATCTTCCTGATAGAGTCAGTCCGATTACAGGTGAGCCTGTATCGTTAGGAAGTTCAGCAGAAATTACTTCCGGTTTTAAGTTTGAAGAAGTAAATAGAACTAAATTACAGAAACTATTTGACAATCCAGAATTAAAGATAGCACCACCCTCTAGTAACTTGTTTGGTATCACATTAAACAACGAGCAATACTCTAGAATGTCCCAGTTAATGGGTGAATATACTAATCAGGCTCTAAACTATATGGCTTCTTCAGAAGGTTTTATGTTGTTACCTGATAGTCTACAAGCTAAAGCAATTAAAGACGCAGTAAGTTCAATACGCAGTGATATTAGAAAAATGGTTCTTGGTGAATTGATTCAAGATAAAAGCAGTAAAGAATATACTGACTTCATAAATAATGAGTATAAGAAAAAAGGTATTAATCCTTACACTAACCCTGACTATATTGTGGACTAACGGAGTAACGATGCCAAAGATAACAGTACAACCTGGAAATACTTTGTTTCAAATATCTAAAGGAACTGGATACACTCCAGAACAGTTAGCTGCTTACAATATGATAGAAGACCCTAATCAAATTAGAGCAGGTCAGGATATCTTTGTTCCTTATTCACGACAAGAGTTTGAATCCTTTGCTGGTCCAATGACACAACCTGTACAAGCGACTACGCCTGTCTCTCAACCAGTAGCACAACAACCGCAAGCAGTTCCTACAAGCCAAGCACAGATAGTTAATACTCCTAGTTTTCCTTGGAGTTCTACAGCACCAAGTAATCTTCCTAGTCAAGCGCAGAATCTATACACTGGGCAAAATGCTTATGACCTGATTGAACAAACTTTTCCTAACGAAACTTTAAATGAATTGCATAAACACATAGTAGAGTTAGAAGGTTATTCTCCTAATTGGTATCAATTACCTGGTGATAAAGTAACAGTGGGTGTAGGTCAGGTTGATGCGTATACTTCTATGACTCCTAGAGAAGCAATGGACGCTAAGATAGAAGAGCTAAAATCTTTTATGCCAGAGTTTGATAATGCATCTGAAGAATTACAAAAAGGTTTGTTAAGTGCCTACTATAGAGGAGACATGGGTCCGTCTGCAGCTCCTCAAAACTGGCCTCAATTATATAGTGACTATATTGCTGACCCTACTCAAGCAAATAAAAACGCTGCTATTGATGAAACATGGGACAGTGACGAATACAGAAACAGACAAGCTAGAATTGAGTGGAGAATTGCTAATGGATACGTTAGACCTGATGGCACAGTCGATCAATCAGTAACTCCATTAGATCCTAGTGATCCAGATTATGAAACAAGTTTGATAGACGTGGGAGTAATGAATAGGGTAAAAGGATGGATGGACACTCTGTATGGTACAACTACTCCTCCAGCATCAGCACAAACACAAATTAATGCAATAGAAAATTCACTGTAATGGAACAGTTCATCATCAATTTCTGGGAGATCATCTCAGGGCTACTGTTCGTAGTGTTCTTAGCAATAACCTGGAAGGCAGAAATTGGGGCGCGCATCTCTGTGTTAGAAGAGAAAGTACGCGCCCTGTTTGATCTCATTAATAGTAAGAAGGATTAAATCTCACACACTCCTGCTGTACAAGCTAGTGTCTGTACTCCCTCCACATTGTCATCAACCTCGATGAGACTGTCCCACTCAATACTCTTAGGCATCTTGTGCAACAGTTCTTTATACTCCTCCTCACTGCACTCTTCGTAGGGTGCTTGCTTGTATGTCCCACCATCGTAGGGCAAGAAGCTAACACCACTAACATCATCGAAGTTCTTCCAAATCCATGAGCCTACTTCAACCCACTCATGCTCCTCAACAGAGATAGTGACTGAAGGCTTATGCTCACACCAGTGCTTCTGATACATCAACCATAAGTCTAAGTGTTGTATTGCTGTCAAGTCATCACGCAGTAGTGCATTGTCTGGTGACTTCTTAGGAAAGCTAAAGACAGTAGTAGACTCTGGTCGTAGCACACAGTCCTCAGACGGTATACCTTGCTCAGTCATGAACGTGGATAGAGGATCTTTCTTATCGCCTCGTACCCTGCGGATATAGTATTTACTGTGTCTCGTATGAATGCCACTGGCAGAGTCAACAAGCTGACTAACAGTGCCAGAAGGCTTAATACAAGTGATGGCAGCAGATACAGGGATATCAAGCTCAGTGGATAGCTGTAAGTTTGTAGCAACCGAAACATCTCTGAGTCCCTCAAGCATTGCTTTAGTTTGTTCACTGGTTTCTCCCATGAGTTTGTTGTCCAGGATACCAGTCAGTGACACACCGAGTAGTCTCTCAGCCTCAGTGTTCTTCTGCCATACCTTACGAAGATACGGGAAGTGAGTCAGCGTTGACTGATACGTACCTAAGATAGTAGCTAGTCTAACCTTACGTTCTAAGTCTTGCTTGGTATCTGTATCTCTAACTACAACCTCAGACAAGTTACAGAACTGATAAGGTCTAAGAATAATCTCTGAGCATGGGTTAGTACCAAACTCGAAGTCTGTATCTCTACGTCCATTCTTCTTAGCAGTAGCTACAGCAGCCTCACGATTAAAGATACCACGCTCACCACTATGACTGTGATATAAGCTAGTCCACTCGTTAAGGAACTGACCAACATCAGGCTTGGTAGCGTACACAGCAGAGTTGTTAGCCAATGCACGTTGAGGATTAGCTTCCCACCACTGTCCTACCTTAGCGTGTCTCATCTTGTCATCCTCTAAATCAGACAGTGAGATCATAGCTGAACGTCTAACACCACCCACTACTACAACCTCAGCTACCTTACACATGATGTCGTGACACTCTAGTGTGTTGAGCTTACGTCCTACTGCACCTTGAAACTTCTTAATGACAAACTCAATCAACTCATTCAGTGGTGCTGGTCCACTAGCTCTACCACCAAAGGTCTTGAGTCTAGCACCTGCTGGTCTAACCTTTCGTAAGTCCCACTTAGGTATCTCACCAGAGTACAGTAGTGCTATGACCTGACGTAATGCTTTAGCCCAACCTTCTTTACTATCAGCAACAACGATAGTCGTGTCTGACTTAAATAACTTCTCAGGTATCTCAGGTAGCTTATCAACGTACTTATGCTCAACACTGAAGCCTACACCAGTGCCACACAGTAGGATGTACATAGCCTCATCGAATGCTTTGGGATCATCAACAGGTAGATAGCTACAGTTGTATCCTGCTGTGTTGTCCCTGTCTAACGCTTTACCTGCTGACATGATAGAACGCATAGAAGGTACAACCTCTAGGTTCTTGATAGCTTCACGCAACTCTGAGTCTGTCTCCATCGGGATCACATGATTATGCTTAGTCTCCAGATGGTTCTTCATGAAGTCCATATATCTATCGACTGTCTCAAACCAGTTCTCTCTACGTCCTTCGTCCTGCACAAACCTACAGTACCTACTCTTAGCAATATATTCTTGGTAAAAATCCACTAAATTTCCTTTCGTAACATTTCATATTTATCTTCAACAACATCTTCAAAACGATCAAGTATATCTTCCGAAGTCAAGTCCAGAAGCTCAATCAAGTCAAGCTCATCAAACTGCATTAGCTTTTCTTTTAATTCAACAAGCGTCAGGTTCACAATGATTCTCCATATCTTCTATCTCCATCAGTACTAAAGTGCAGTACCCAGAGATATCTCTCCATGAGTCATCATATAACGGATCACCATTAAGTATTCTAGCTAACTTGTTTGCAATCAGGTCGAGAGATTCCTTCATGTAGTCAGGCATGGTAGCGTAGTTAGGTGAATACTTCATGACTTGTTTTAGTTCTTGGCTGATCTTACTGACCATATGATACTGCCCGTAAGTCTGCGCTCTTTCATCTAGTACTTTTTCTACTTGCATATTTCTTCCTTAGATAATTTAAACTGATTGGCATCTCATCAAAGCTACCGTTGTTTACCTCGTTCAACATCCAAACTCCTGACCAGCTACCGTTTGTCTGCGGAGTTAAGTAGTCCTCGTCATGTTGGTAACAGATACCAGCAAAGATTCCTGTAATACTAGAACCGTCTGCCCGTTTACTAAATGATATAGCTCGGTCTTGAACGTGTCCCATAATACAACTCATGTGCTTCTTCTGTAATAATAAACCAGGATTACTAACCGGTCTACCCATAACGCCCGATGTAAAGTAGTGACTGTATGCAATGTTATTTATTATTTTTACGTCTAGAAAGTCTTGTATATCCCAGCCGTACTTTTTTAGGTTAAAGTCGTTATAACCTATCAAGCCTTCTAGTTTTCTATCAGACTCTATAGCTCTCTCTATTCGTTGCTCATGATTACCTATTAAGAAAATTAACTTAGGGTTCCATGTTTTCTTTCTGTTTCTCTTTAACCTATTGATTTCATTGACAATAGGTTTCATTAATTTATCCATCGCTAAGTTACCTGCAATGATATCGTTGTTATATGTCCGTCCCTCGAATGCTTTCTTACCGACATCGTAAATGGAAAGGCTCGGCATGTCCCAGTGATCTCCGAGATGGACAATAACTTCTGGTTTCTTTTCTGCTGCGTATTTCCCGACCCACTCTAAATGCTCAGTAGGATAGCCAGGTTTGCATTGCGTATCAGGAATGACTAAGTGTCTCATGCTTCTCCTTTAGCAGTCGTATGAAGTATTCTGCATCGATAACAGCCAGTGGTTTAGAGTGGTTCTGTTTAACAATAACAACAGGCTCTCTATCTTCTGGGCAGTTGTCGGCAGCTTGGGAATAAAAAGCATACACAGCGAGAGAACTTCTTGACTTACACTCTACTGATATGCCTAATGTATCTCCTGCTTCCTGAGAAAACAGTATGTCTTCCCCACCCGCTCCCATACTGGTTGATCTTACATCGGACCTGGAAAAGTCGAACCTGTCCAAAATTCTGTCTCTAAACCATTGCTGGAGTTTTCTTCCTTTGGCTTTTGCGCTTTGGGTTTTGATTGTTTTCTCCTTATGTCTAAGAACTTGTTCAATCTAACCCGCTTCACTTTAGTAATCATGCCTTTAGGTATTTGCATTCTTGAGTTAGACTGATCGTAGGATATAGCAGCAGCAATACATATAGCGTCATCGTCTTCCGCTACTACGAAACCTATACTCAATACCGGATGTGCTTCAGCTTTCTCAATGGTTTCCCATCCAGATTCTGACACAGCATCCAGCCATTCAATATACGCTATCTCTGGGAAATCTTCGGTATCCAAATCTCTCCAGCTTTTCTTCGTATCCATAGTAATTGTGCTCTTTCAGTTAGTAACTCAAGGTTATCCTCATACGCTTCTAAAACCGCAGCGAATAATTGTCTCTCGTTTTTACAGTCCTTCAGTATCTTCCCAGCTTTAACGGGACCTATGCCCTGCAGTCCAGGAATGTTGTCCACTCGATCACCGGTTAGTATCTGAAGATAAAAATGTTTGATGGCTTCCTTCTCAGTAATGTAATAAAGATTGTCCTTGACAAAGTTGTAGTGCCATCCCCGCAACATATCAAGGTCTTTATCTAACGACATGATGCAAAAGGCTCCTGCCTTCATAGTGTAGGCAGCAATACCAATTGCATCATCCGCTTCTTCCCCTTCGCTTAACTCGAATCCCCATCGTTCAATGAGGTACTGACGCAGGGCTTCGTAATGGTTAGGCTTTCTAGCGCCACTACGATTCCCCTTGTACTCTTTCTCGTTAGCTATCTTGTACCGGAAGTTGGTCCTGCCGGTGACGTAACCAGAGAAGTCATCTACGTAATCGAAGCGTAAAAGATTAGTAACATAGTTACCCATCCGACTAATAGCAAACTTCTCATCATCATCGTCACTAGCAAAACCAATTCGGTACACTAGGATATCACCGTCTATCAGTGCAGTTGCATTATTGAGAGACGGTCTACCCATTATACTGCTTCTAGTGCTTCCAGATCAGCAGACGCTGCACCTGCTCCAGTAAACTCGATTAGGTTTGTGACAACAACCTCACCCCTAATCCCTGCTGACACGCCCTTCTTACCTTTGTAGTTGTAGGTATAAGGATCAATGATGGCAATACAATCAGATCCATTACCGATCTTACCTGTAATCTCATTACCTTCGGAGTCAACCATCTTGATAGGATAGTTACTCTTACAGGTGACATGAAAATCCTGAGTCTCTTTGTGCTTGACATCGAGCATAGCTTCTTCCTGCAACTTCTCGACTGCTTTAGCTGACAGTTTCCCAATGTCTACACCATACCGTCCATCATCATAAGACTCGTTGTGACGTGACCAAAATATTTGACCTTTTACTTTTACTGGTTTCATTTAAATTCCTTTAGTTAATGTGTCGCTGCCCAATTTAGTCCTACTTTGAATTCCCCGTCTAAAGGGCAACGTAAGTTTAGACGGATCCCTGCTTGACGGATGGATTGTACTGCAAAGTGTCCAACCGTGTCTGCATCTTGTTCGGTAGTTTCAATCTGCCATTCATCATGCACATTGGCAACAAACCGAGCATCCATATTACCATTAATTAATTTTCTGTTCAAGATAATTAACGCTTGTTTCATAACTATTGCACCTGCACCCTGCAGTAATGTATTCAGAGCAGCGTGTTGTGACCGAACAATCAATCTACGACCATCCAGTCCAGGCAACCATTCCTTCTCAGCTAACCGGCTAACCTTGTCCTTGAGTTTCTGCAAGGCTGGCGTGTTCTTTAAGAAGCTATCGATCAATCGTCTGCCTTCTCGCTCACCACCACCTACAATCTGACCGATCTTAGCAGGACCTGCACCATACAGAAACGCATAGATAAATGTCTTGGCTTGATCTCTGTCAGTCAGTCCGGCAGCTTGCATGTTAGCTGTATGGATATCACCTTCGAGTATCTCTTTCGTGTAGTTCCTATCGTCCATATAGTGTGCAAGCATCCTGAGTTCTAGTCCACTAGCATCAGCACCGAGTAGTACATTACCGTCCTCTACTGTCCATACTGATCTACACTCCTCACCATACTCGCTACCGACACGCGGGACTTGAGCTAGGTTAGGTTTACTGTGCGTCATTCTTCCCGTGATCGCTCCGTTGGTTCTGACCTTACAGTGTACCCGTCCCCTTTCAGATACATTTTCAACCCACGACTTAACTTGAGCCACCCTTTTCTGAAGTAGTAGATATCGTAGAATAGGTTTAGCTTGAGGGATTTTAACAGTTTGTAATACTTTCTCATCGACAATGACTGATCCTTTCTCTGTATGTTTTCTAGGTTTCCATCCCAGACTCATTAATCTTTCCGCTATTTGCTTGCGGGAACCTGGATTAAATACTTCTACTTTATCCTTCAATCGCTTACCTGTCTTGTCGCTGTATCGCTCAGTCGTAATCGGTTGAAAGACCTGCTGCAGTTCTTCTTCAATATCCATAAGGCTTTGCTGCCAGTTAGCAAGCATCAACATACACTTCGGTACATCTAGTTTGAATCCGTTTTCTTCCTGCTTTTTAACGACCATAGCGACCTCATGCTCAAGATCAACTGACTGACCCCAGTCCAGTAAACTAGAATCAAGATGCGTAAATAGTGCATGAGTAATCTCAACGTCTTGTATGCAGTAGTCAACCATGTCTTCAGACAATCCACCATCGAAGTCACTGAAGTCCCCTTTTTTTAGCCCTAGCCTCACGCCCCATGAATCGAGAGAGTGTCCTTTTTCTAGGACGGGGTTTAGTAACCTTGACATTATCAACGTATCTTTTAACGGGTTCGAGTCCGTATTCAAATTCCATAGCTTCTTCAATACAGGTAAGTCGAAGCTGATTATGTTGTGACCAATCAATAGGTCTTGCGAGTCGATGTACTGGCGTAAGCCGTTTGCTGCTTTCCATACCTTAACCTCCCCTGAGTCTATATCCTTAGTGACCGCGCACCATATCTCGGTGGCATCTAAACCGTCAGTCTCAATGTCAATCGCTAGTCTTTTCATAGAGCGTCCTCGTCATGTTTTTCAGTCATCCTACCAGTTTGTTTATTGTACAACAACCGACAGGCGGGACCCGTAAGACCACTGAATCTATTCTTCAGGACACGAACGCGGGTAGTGTGTCTTTCTTCTTCGTCATTATGCTGACCGTTACGCTCAAGACCTATGACAATATCCGCTACGTTACCCTGAGCCGATGACCCTTTAAGATGCGCTAGACTAGTTACCGCCCCTTCCTCGTGACCTTTACCGTCAGGTCTCTTCAGGTGCGAAACACCGAACAAACATATCCCAGTTTCTTTTACCAAGATACGCAACTCCCGCATGATTTCTTCCAGTGCCTCTCGCTCTGACCCTCTCTCTGCACCTGCAACTATGATAGATATGTGATCCAGGAAAATGTACTTACAGTCAAGAGCTTTAGCCATATACCTAACTCGCTGAACTATCTTGTCCTTGTCTAGCTCACCGTTGCTATCAAGTAGAAACAATCGACCAGTGCCTAACGTAGCCTCGAAAGACTCCCGCAGTTCTTCGTCCGATACTTTGGTGGTGGGTAGGTGTAGTAGTTTGTTGGCGTGTAGTGACATCATTGATCGAGCAGTGGTACGCACCGTCTCCTCCAAGAACAATAGTCCTATGTTGTCTTTACTGTTGTTCAGGATGTGATAAACGAACTCCCGCATGAACTGAGACTTACCGAGACCTGATCCGGCAGCTACGATCACCATCTCATTTGGTCTAATCCCGTAGGTCAAATCATTCAGTCCCTTGTACGGATAGTTGATCAGGCTGTCTTCCATTGGCTTCCTCACTATATCCCATAAAGTGCTACCATCCACAATACCGTCAGGAACATACCTCTGACATTGCCACCAGCGCTCCAAGAATCGTTCGCCTCTGTTGTTCTGTAGGTAATCGCTGGCATCTTTATGATCTGGGTCAGACTTAAATATCTTAGCCTTCGATCCAAACAATTCTGCTACCTGTTTAGCTGCTTCCTGTCCTTGCGGGTCTGAGTCAAAACAAATGTGAATGTTCTCGAAAGAGTCAATGTATTCGTAGTTATTCTTACAATCTGCTACTGCCGATCCTGCACCATTACGTACACTACACACGGCATACTTAGCTGTACCGCCCATCATTTGCCATGCACTTAGCGCATCAAATTCGCCCTCTGTCAGCGTTAAAATGGACTGACCGGATGGAAACAAGTGTTGTCCGAACAACTTACCTGCTTGCCAATTACCGTCAGTGTGAAATTGTTTCTTGGCAGTGCTACGTTTTTTATATGCGACAAGGTTACCATCATCATCACAATATGGAAAATGATAGTGACCGTTTGATTCGACAAGACCAAAGAATTCGCAAGTGCTCTTACTTATATTGCGATCAACAATGCTCCGAGTAACTCCTGGAACATAACGGAAACCTTTGCTTACTGCTTTTAATCTAGTTATCCCTGCGTTATCTGAATCAAATACAGACTTATCGCAACTAAAACATTTAGTACCCCAATCATAAATCGTCAAAGCGTCTGACGATCCACAATCAGGACATGGTTGATGCGTTAATATTTGGACACCCATAATTCATCTCCTTCTATATATACTATATAGTAACTATTAGTAACTTTTAAACCTATTAGTCATTCTAGTTAAATATTAATATTAATTAACCATAGACTTAATAGTTTCCGACTGTACAGTTAATTCCAATAGGTCTGATAAGACTCTTTCAGTACCGTGTTCTAACATCAGATCCACCATTTCAGAAAGGACTGAAAAGTAGTGGGCTTCTTCCGCAGATGCTTCGTATTCTTCTTGACTCATGTTTTGTCCTTTTTCAGTTGATTAGTCCAAGTCTTCTCGCTAACAATCTTACCATCAATCAAGAAACGCTTTGTATGATTCGTCCAAAACAATTGATACTTAGGCTTACCGTCTCGGAACACTTCGTAAACAGTTTGTATATCCCTCTCAGAGTTCATCAGAGCCTCCAGGCTTCGTTGTAATGTCATCAGGGTAGGTTACCCCTTCGGTATACGTTAGATCATCGTCAGCGTGCTTTAAATCGGGTCTATCGAGCATGAACACATCGTCAAGATCACTACTCGACAAACAATCGTTACATAAACTGACGAATTCTAAACGTAGGTTCTTACGGGTCGCTTCATAATCCTGACAGCAACCCGTCACAACTCTCGCACCTCATTCGTTCGCCCAGTATTGATCGTCCTCGTACCGCAGAACAATCAGCCTATCGTAAGCATCGTCTTGATTGAGGCTCCTATACTGTCCGAGATACTGACATACTTCCTCGTGACTCATGGACAGCACATCGTCAGTAATTTGATCGAGCCGTGCATCGTTGTATTGATTACTCATCAGCCCCAATCCTTTCTCTCGGTTTCATTCTCATAACCCTCGGTGTATTCTGCTATCTCTTCGGGGGTCATGTCAGCTTCTTCAATCCTAATACCTTTACCCGTACCATTTGGATACCAGTGTGGGCTGTACGGTCTCCCGTAGTATGCGTCTGCTGATCCTCGGTCGAAACAATCACCATGCTTTGGCATTCGTGTAAGTAAACTCATTTTAACTTTCCTTTCTTTGGTTTGAATAAAAATAAATCTAGTGCAGGATCAATCCTATACAAATCATACAAGGTACGCAACCGTCCTTGATTATTGTAAACAAAACCTCCCCGCGCTTTACGATGTTTCTTCATCAACTGTTCACGCCTCTTTTGGCGTTGTTCGTCAGATAGCATGGGACCACATCCAAAACATAATCCCCATGTGTGCCAGTGCTAACAATGACAACAGAAAAATCATCCCTTTCATGATGCTACCTCCGCTTTGTTAGCCTCGTATACCGCCCTCGCAAATCCTCTTGGCGTAGCGCTTCGTATGTTCTTGGTGCGCATAGACTTACCACCTAACTTCCGGTGCTGTCTACTGCTTCCGAATGACTCACAGTCCACCGGCTTTTTCTTAGGCATCTTGAAACCTCCGCCAGTCCACAGACACGTTTTTTTCGAGTACGCATCACGAGGCGCGATGTAGTTAGGATACAGTGGGTGATCTGCCTCCGACTCCGGTATGTATTGACCATACTCGAAAGGCTGAAAACAATAGTCCGGCTTTCTCCATAACGTAGCTAACCGGCTAACAGGATTCTCTACCATGAAGGGAACCTCCAACAATGACGCAAGCATAGCGCACGCTTTCGCATGGTCGGTAGGCTTCTATCTGAAAACTTAGGATTCTTTTCTGCTTTGAACTTAAAGTGTGGCGCACCCGAGACCGCTAGATCAGTACACACGGGAAACGCTAACACCATGTGTGTTTTGTAACTGTGACGTTTCAACAATTTAAATATAAACGGGTAGAACTCGAAGCCCTTATCGTCCTTATTAAAAAACATGGTTTCCTGCAGATCCATGCTTAGCTTTGGTGATGCTTCCCCCGCCATCGTAGTGGACTGTTTCGCCCTCTTCAGCTGTGTTGTATGTCATAGCAGAAACACTCATACCCTGCGCGCGCCCATGGTTCGACAGTTACACCCTGTGAAATCGTATAGACTAACAATCTGATTTTTCATTTGCTCCCCTTTCATCGTCGTTAATAAAACCCTTTTGATTTAACTCTTCGTCAGTCCAGTAACCCTCGCACGATCTGCATAGCCACCCATTACGGTAACTATGCAGTGCGCGTTCGTCTTCGAGTTCCCCGCAGAGGTCGCAAGTGTTACTCATCTTCGCCCCCTTCCTTCAATGTCTTTTCTAGTTCGTTTAGTGTGAGTAGTGAAAACAATAAACCATTTTCAAGTGCTACATCTTTAATTTTTCTAGCACGATCTAAACACGCGCTCAACTCAAATTCTAAATCTTCGATATGTCTCATTGTTTACCCTTTCGCTATGTTAATGACTTTCTGCATTTTCTTACCGTGCGCGATGTATCCGATTACCGGAATAGATTTATCCCAGCACTTGCGACAAGTCCCACACTTCCCGTTATTCTCGTAAGCATGACAAGCCGATACGCCTTCGGGAATGGTGTTACCTTCGGGAATGATTGTACTCCCGTGGTGCGCTTCATATTCGCCCGTGACGCTATCGCTTGACAATCTAACTGATACGTTTGGCAATGCCTTCATGTGCTCAATGATCGTCTTGAACTTAGCGAACTTATGCATGCGTGTTGGTATCCAATGTTTAACCCACGGCGTGAGCTTCATTACTTCATAGATCTTAACGGCTAAACGTAGGGAATACATATCACCGGAATCAAACCATCTAAAATAGCGATCATTATCTAATTGTTGCACCATATCCGCCACCCACTCCGAACGCTTCCAATCCTTTTGATTCTCTATGCGTGGTGCTTTGACATTCGGAAACCTGTAATTGCCTGTTGTTGCGTAGCAGCCTTTGCAAGCGTCAACTAATTCGCCATTAGATTTTTTTGAAGCCGGACATGTTGTTAATGCTTCCAAAGACCACGACCGACACGGCATTTTTGAGGCTTTAGATAATCGTATCATTGTGCTAACTCCCATTCAAAAGCGTAAGCGTCTATCTTTATATATTCGTCTTCATCGTGACAATATGCCATGTAAACCGTGCCGTCTAAATCTGCACTAGGTGATACTGATACATCAAGCGCATATTCCACATTCGTTGCGTGGTATCTAATCCAATCTGATCGGTCAATCATTTGCTTCCCTTTCGTTAGTGTTTTTGACTAATACCGCCCGATACTAACATGGACGGTTTCGGCTAATCAAGCCATCATCAGTTAGCCTTGAATCCCATTTCTTGTAAGCAATCAGATACTGACTCCATTAACCAATATAAATGTCTTACCTTCCCGCGAGTATTGACGGCTACGGTTCCATGGTCGATAAGTTCATCAGATTGAGCATCTTCGACCCAAACCTCCAAATGCGACTCTGTGGTTGATTCGTCAATAGTAATTAAATGCTTTTCTTGGCAATCATCCGCTAGTTTTTTAGACCACACGAACCGCCACTCGATAGAATCTTTTTCTTCGGTTTTCTTTTTTAGTGTTATCTGCTTTTCCATAATGCTATTCCTTATATTGGTTATGTCGTTACGCTACCGACACTTATATATTAATAAGTAACTGTGGCAAAGTCGAGCTTAAATTGTGGCGATTGTGTGGCAATTTGTGGCGATTGTGTGACGATGTAAGTTATTGATTTATAAGGAATTTGACGATCGGCATGTCGGCAATACCAATGTACCCAAAACCGCTAAAATCGCTTAGACGCGCTCTGAGAGCCTCTGAGGGCATGTGTATCATTCCTACCACACCCGGGCCAGGACTGTGTCATTTATACCACACCCCCTCTCTGTTTTTTACAGTACGACCTAGACTATATTTTGTCGGCTAAAGGGTACACAAACGCCACACACTTTCCCGACTGTGCAATCACTCTTATAACTGAGTAGTCTTATACAAGAGTACTCTTATGTCTTATATAAGACCTGTAAAGACATGGGGGGAGTGCCAACAACACCGGTAGCGACCGTAGAG